ATGGTGAGGACAGGACGGCCCTCTAGCTCACGCTGCTTGCGGATGTCGTGCGGCCACTGTTCCTCATGCCGGGCAAAGCGGATATCGTCTTCGTAGGCCGTGCGGTTGTCGGCTTCACCATCACTGGCGAGCGAGAACTTGGCCTTGCCGTCTTTGAGCAGGTCGTCGTCAGCCATCGATCGACCTTCCATTCATGCCAGTATTGGCGTAGGTTGTGGGCATGGAAACCATCTCGATTTCGACAGACCGCCTTGAAACCAAACACGCCGTGTTGCGTGGCCGGTTGGCCGATGTAGAGGGCGACCTAGACGCTCTCATTGCGCCGCACATCGCAGGGCGGCAGATCGTTCACCGCGAGAGGGATGAGCACTTCGATGTCATCTCAAACGACTGGCATTCGAGGCTGCGCGTGACGCTGCTCAAGGACTAGAAACGCCCTCACCCGCGAGCGTTGAGACTGCCCAGATAGATTTGGATCGGCACCGCCTCGTACCTCTGAGTATTGAGGCGCTGCACGATGTTCTGGTCGAAGGTCTCCATGATGACCTTGCCAGTGCCCTTCTCCCGGATGACCCAGCTTGCCGGCTTCGACGGGTCCGGCCCGAAGGTGGACGACGCAACTTGCGTCTGCGGGCGCGGCACGGTGGATGGTACCGACGGTATGCGATACGGTATGCGATAATCGTTAGCCATCTAGCCCGCCCATCCCATTGCTCCGCCATAGGATCGAGCCGCTGGCTTGCGCTTCTCGCGCGGTTCTTCGTACGCAACACAGCCAAGCCCGAAGGCATCGGCGCCGTTCGACGACCAGTCGTGTTCAGGACCAAGCCCGATATTGCGCTCGGGATCGCGCTTCTCGTGATACCAGCCGAGCGCTTCGATCAGCCCAGTCGTTGTCGTTTCGTTGAACCACATGCTCGGGAACAGCCGGCGCGCTGCCTCAACACGAAGCATCGCAGCGCCCTTGCCCTGGTTCGGGATGACTACAACGTCATAGCCCGCGTCCCGGAAGGCGCTTTCATAGGAAACGTCGTAAACCTTGTCGTGCGAGCTGCCGTCGTGCGGCAGGATGATCTGCACTCTGTCCGGCGTGTAGCCTTGCGAGCGCATCCAGTTGAGATGTGCCGCGAGAGGTTGCCCGACGGCCTCGTAATAGTTCAGCACGCGTATTTCACGTGCAACCCACTGCTCTGCAACCATTGCGAAAGCATCGGCCTTGGCGCCCGTACCGCCGATGTCGCACACCAGCTTGATCGTCAGCAGGGGATCTGGAGAAACCCTGCCGATGCGCTTCTGTGCCTTCGCCTCAGCGATAGCCTGAGCGTAGTAAGCGCCCTCAAGCACTGTTGCGTAGCCGCCTTCCCAGATATGGTCGTACTGCTCTGGCGTTGTCCTGAGGCAGTCCAGGCGCTCTTGCTCGAGCACGGATGGAAACCACGGGTTGTCCGACCAATTGGCTCGCACCACGACGGCGCCCGTCGGTTTCACTGCGCCGCGCAATGACACATCGACGGGATCGTTCTTGCGTCGCGGGTTCCAGCTCCACCACAGTTCCGAGCCCTCGGCTCGAATGGTGGGGCGAAGCAGCGACATCGACCGAGCGCTGAGCGTCTGGGCCTCTTCAACCCATGCCCGCTTGAAGCCTTCCAGCGACTTGATCGACTCCGCCGTATGATCCTGCATGCCCTGGAAGATGATCGCGCCGTCGCCCGGCGTCTGGATCACCTCGCGGAATACCTTGAAGCCATCCGCCTCGCCTAGCTGGTGCTCTTCCAGCTTCGCCTCGATGAGGCGCTTGGCGGAGTCCTTGAGAGACTTCTGCACCTCACGGATGCAGGCACTCAGCAGTCCTTTGTTTGAGAGACTGTCTTCGATCAGCAGGCCGGCGAAGAAATGCGACTTGCCCGACCCGCGACCGCCCCATGCGCCTTTGTCTCGTGCCGGCTCAAGGAGCGGCAGGAAGACTTCAGCCGTTGGAATTGTTAGGCTGCGGCCTGACAATTTCTCGAACGATCTTACTCACCAGGTTGATGGGCGGTTCGTCTTCATCACCAACGATCGCCTGGGGCACCTTGCCGTCAGTGCGATCGGCCAACTCCTTGATCGCCTGCATGTCGCCTTCCTGGGCCTTCTCGATCAGCTTAGCTGCGATGATGCGCAGTGCCTTGTGATCGTCGCCTGCCTCTTTGAGCTGCATGCGAAGAGCGTCGCGGAATGGCTTCTCAGCCCTCCGCCCGGAGTTTGCATTTCCTGCCATTTAAGATTGTCTAAGCCTTTGAGGGGCCTAGTCCTCTGCGACTGCGGTTGAATGCTTGGTCGCCTGTTACTTGATCCATAGTTCTTCGGCCATCGGGGTGCTCCGAAAAGCGAAACCCGCCGCGATTGCTCGGGCGGGCTGACGGGCGCACAGCGCCACATTGCCGTATTGATGGGGTGATTTGGCTACGCTCGTCAAGCGGCTTTCTTCGACGCCAGGCGGAAGTGCACCGCGAGATCGTCGAGGATAGCGAGCAGATCGGCAGTGACGCGTCGGCGGGCGCGCATGCCGCGACCGGCGATACTGCTGATCGACATGTCGTGACAAACGACGCGCTCGACGAGGCTGGACCTGACCAGCCCAAGATGGCGGACGGTGGCCGAATAGTCATTGCGCGCAACAGCGCCCACCTCAAACACAGCCAGGTCGGATGGCCCCGAGGTGTCCACCTTCGCCGCGGCGTAGTCGATGGCCTTGGCGCCGCCGATCTGGGCGCGATCGAACAGGTTTCGATACTTCATGGCCGCTTCTGCCTGAAGGTCGCTGTGCTCGAGACGGGCGAGGCCGCCGATCATCTCGCCGAGGTTGACGGCTACCATCACCTTGCCGACGTTCGGACCAGATTTCGTGCGGCGCTGCTCGAAATACTCGGCGTCGGACATGGAAGGGTCCGGCACCAGCCTATGCGAAACATGCTTACCCATTGTTCCCAGCCTCTACAATTCGCGCCTCGCGCAGCCGTCGCGCTGCTTGGCGATCGCCCTCCACTTCGTGCAGCGCGATCGCCATTTCGATCCCGCGGGCGATGCCTCTGCGCTCGCTGCGGTCCTCAGCCTCCTCAATGAGGATTTGCTGCTCTTTGGTGGCGGAGAGGTGGAGGCGGTCGCTCATGCTGCCTGATCCTCATCCGCGTCGCCAACCCGGATGCCGGCTGCTGCGAGCCGCGCATTGATTAGCGCGATGTCCCCATCGCTGACCGGCGGCGGGAGTTCGAGCAGGTTAGCGATGGCCGCCTCGTCGTGCGTGACGTTCCACCCCCTCACCCTCCGGCCATTGATCAGTTTTTCGGTGGCGGGGAGGCTGCGCCCGCGCTGGAGCTCCAGCTTGCGCCACAGGTCTGACCCCTCAGCGACGAATGTGTGTCGAGCGTCGAAGCGCTCGACAAGCAGCTGATCCTCACAGTCCTTGACGATCTGCGCCAGCTTGGGCGCTGCCGGCGGAAAGTCCGGCTTGAGGTCTTTTACGCCGCCGCGAACGATAGCGCGACACGCGCGCCTCAGGGCGTCGAGCGAGTATTCCTCGACCGCGAACAGGTACACCTTCGCGCTCTCAGCCGTGATGCTCGATTGCGCGGAGGGGAAGGCCTGGAGCATCATGCCGATCGCTTGTAGCGCCTGCGTCGTCTCGGTCTTGTCCATTCAATTCGCTCGCTAAATTCCGAAAGTGGTCGATGGGGGATGGCTTGCCGCCCGGCCCCGCCCGGTTTCGCGGCAGCAAGCGCTCAGCGGCCGTGCGAACCCAATTGCGCCAGGTTGCCTGCCAGTCCTGCTTCGTCGCGCCCTGCCCGCTCTTGGCCGCCCAGTAGTCCCGGAACTTGGCGATCTCGGCCTGGGCTTGGGAACGGGTAAGCCCCTGGCTCAGCGCGAAACCGAAGTCCGGCTCGAAGTCGGCGGGAAGGCGGGAGCCTTTCTTTTGGACCCCTTTAGGGGTCTTTTCTTTGAGGGTGGTAGGGGGAGTTTCTTTTGGGGTCTGGGGGCTTTCTTTGGGGGAAGGAGGGTTGTCCTCGCTGTCCCTGTCTGTCCCTGTCTGCCCGTGGGACACGGCGGACGCGACCATTGTTTCTGCTTGCTTATTCCTCGACCGCTGCTCGCGCTTCCTGATGCGCTCGGCCTCGCGCTTCGCAGCACTCCTCTCCGCCTCGGCGCGAGCATCGGCCTTCACGACGGCAGCAATCTGCTCTGCCGTGCATCCGGCCGCCAGCATGGCGTCGATGACGTTGGGGTCAATCACTTGTCGCGCCCCGCTTCCTCGCTTCCGCGAACCGGTGCCCCGCTGGCGCCGGCTTGCGCCGCTCCATTGCCTCCATCTTGAGTTGCACCGCGGCCAACTGCCTTGGCGCCTCAGTGACTATCGTCACCAAGCTCTCCTCCCTATCGAGGAGACGCATGTATTCGGCTCGCTGCCCAGGATGACGCGGCATTGCAGCATCGGCTGGCCGTGCCCGTCTGCGTGGCGCCGGAGGGAGGCGATACGCGAGAAACCAAGCGAGCAACGCCGGCACGTCCTCGGCGTCCAGGCCGCACTCGTAGGCGATCTCCTCCCACGAGTAGACAGGATCGCGCGCTATGGCCATCAACCGGACGTGCGTCCACAACTCATGGTTGTTGGGCCGGAGCAGGTCGTTGGTCATCGTGATGGCCTCCGCCGCAAGACAACGTCCCGATAGAGGCTGGTTACGACGCGCTTTCGATCGGTGCTGAGCAATGCCGCGATCTCGCTCAGCGTGTGCCCTTTGCGCTGCCAGTACTGAGCCCGAATAAGCTCGGCATCGGACAGCCGCACACTATCGGCGGGCTTTTCCAGCGCGATCGTCATGCCGCCCTCACGGTTACCAGCACCGCGCCACCCCTTACTGGAGCGCCCATGCTGTAGGTTGAGATAAATCGGCTATCGTCCACGTTG